TTGCCTATGTTTTATTAGGTTTAATAATGTATAAATTATTTATGATGTTTAGTGAGGAATAATGTTTCATAAAGTATTCAAGTTATATTGTGAGTGCAAAGGTCGGTTAATGTGGGATAAGATAAACGACAATTACTTCTGCGAGGAATGTAATAAGCAGTACACCTTAGATGAAATGGAAGTAGATGAGTAAATATTTAAGTGAATTAAGACTTGGAGATAAAAAGATATTAAACAAAACATCTGATATAAGGGTGTTGTCGTTAGGTGCAGGTGTTCAAAGCTCTACTCTTTTAATGAAAATATATAATCAAGAAATTAAAGCAGTTGATGTTGCTATATTTGCAGATACAGGTAACGAACCACAAGAAGTCTATGATTGGCTTGAATTTTTGACAGATAAAGTAAAAGATAAGATAAAAATATTAATAGTTAAAGAAGATAGAAACACAGGAGATATATCAAAAGACATTATGTCATCAAGTGGATTTTTTGCAAGTATTCCTGTTTATACAATTAACAAAGACCGATCAAAAGGTATGACACTAAGAACTTGTACTGATAGGTATAAAATACAACCTATAAATAAAAAAGTTAGAGAGTTATTAGGAGTTAATAATTTAAGAGGTAAGGTTGTTGAAATGGTTATGGGTATTTCTTTTGATGAAATACAACGAGCAAAATATCCACCTAATAAATGGGCTATTCATTGTTATCCTTTAGTAGAAAATAAAATTACAAGACACGATTGTTTACATTATTTTGATTCTTTAGGTTTTCCAACACCACCCAGATCAGCTTGTATTATGTGTCCATTTCATAACAACGAGGATTGGCAGAGATTCAAGGTTGAACAGCCAGAAAATTTCAAGTTTGCTGTTGAATTTGATGAAAAATTAAGGACAAATAAAGATAGCCAATTTGTTAAAAAATTAGGAACAGAATTATTTATACACCCCAGCAGAACTCCATTAAAAGATATTAATTTTAATTTAATAAAGAAGAAGAACTATCAAGGTTCTTTATTTGATGATGAGTGTGAGGGTTATTGTGGTATATGATATGCTGCAAGTCAAAGCACTCTTTTGGATACCTTTAATTCAAGGACAAACAGATGAAGAAAGATTGCAAATAGCAAAAGAAACTCTTAAAAAAATAACAGGGGAAGCTGATATATTCCAAGTATATCTAACTAATAATATTGTAGAGCTGGAAGTAAAGCCAAAATATCTAGTAGAAGAAGAATGAAGCAGTATCAGTTTAAGGATACGAGCAGAACAATATACCAGATAGAAGCTGAAAACATTGAACAAGCTGAAAAGATTTTTGATACTCTATGGCTACATAAACAACACAGCATTGATGATATATGTGCTAAACATAACATTCATAGAACACAAAATATTTGGATAGAGTATAAGTCAGAGGATCTTTAACCAATTCTTTCTTTTGCTATCTTGAAATATTCTTCATCTAGTTCTATTCCTATAAAATCTCTATTCATTCTTTTGGCAACTATTCCTGTTGTGCCACTTCCCATAAAACAATCTAAAACAATCTTGCTATCTTCAAAACACAATAATAGATCCTCTACCAATTTCTCAGGATAAGCTCTTGTGTGGCTACCTTTTGTTCCAACAGGTTTCCAATCTTTCTTGTCAAACAAGTCGTGATGATTTATTGCATTGTAAAGTTTTGTTTTAGGACTTTTAACCAACCAATAGACTCTCTCTGTCATTGGATAAAATCTAATTTTATCAAAGTTTTGGCTTCCATTAAACCATACTAATTCTTGTTTTATTATCCAATTAGTTTTAAGTAACCATTCATAAGGAGTTATTTGTAAACCTTTTTTAATTCTATTCTTATGATTGTAAAAAATGCTACCTGTATCTTTAGTTATTCTATATATTTCATTTAATACTTCTATTTGTTGTTCTTGATATTCTGATTCTGGTAAGTCATCATTATATGCTTGATGATAGTTGTTGCCTGTATGATGTTTATTCCCTAAATTATAAGGTGGACTTGTAATTGTAATATCAATAAAGTTATCTGGAAACTCTTTCATTACTTCTAAGCAATCTCCGTTAAATAACTTCACAGTATCTTTAAGTTATCCCAACCATTCTTATCAACAGTTAAACTAAGTACACCAGGTTCATTCCATAGTCCTGTCCTTGCAGTAAAGTCATCACTTGCATCAATACTAGGACATTGAATCCAAGTTCTCTTACCCTGTTGCATTAGTCGTGGGTGGTGGTAGTGTCCTGTAATTAGTATCTCTGCTTCTCCACTAGGCAACCAACCAAACATCTGTCCTTGCCACCATTTAATTATCTTACCTTCAGGACTTGCACCACCAGTAGTCATATGTCCGTGTGTTATAGCTACCTTCTTACCAAATATATCAAAGACTTGGTGGAAACCATCTGCAACTTGTACCTCAACCTTCTTGTATCTTTGGTTTTTATTCATAATCTCTCCACATATTTCAATGTGCATAGTATCAGAGTTATCTAATCTATTTGTGGTAACACTTCCTTTAGTAGAACGGAACTCTCCGTGATTTCCTGGTACTCCACCTAAGATAATCTTGTCTGCGTGTGGTAGAAAGTTATCAACTGTTTTCATTACTAGCTTTCTAGCTAAATGAAACTGTTGAGTGAGAGAAAGTTCTATATTGAATGCTTGTGAATCGTAGAAACCATAGCAGTTTTCTGTTAAATCCCCCATACCAAGTATGTAGATTTCTTTTACATTAGTTCCCACCTTACGGAGTGCCTTGATTCTATTCACACCCTCTATAAGAGCTTCCTCATAGCGATTAACAGTATTCTGAACGCCTAGATCAGACTTCCCTAGCTGCCAATCACTCATCATAAAGAGAAAGGCTGTATCTCCCCCATACTTTTTCTGTTTTAGTACAGGTTTCTTACCTATTTCTTTCTCTAACTTAGCAAAGAACTTATCTCTTGCTGGATTCTTAGACTTAACTACCCCCTTAAACGCATAAAAGGTGGTTACTTCCCCACCTTTTAACTGTGCGTTCCAAGAACTAGCCTTAACTTTGCCTTCTATTTCGTAGTATTTGGGGTTGAAACCCCACTCTTTTAAGATCTGGTCATACTTATTCTTGTAATCTGGATCTGTTCCTACATAAGTTATCTCGCCAACACCAGCTTGTTCATCAAACTCAACTGATGGTTGCCAACCTGACTTATAATAGTTATTACCTAAGTCTTTTGTTTCATCTGTCATTTGCAGCCTTCCTGTTTAACAACAGTATAGTCGCCTAATATGACAGATTTGTTACTTAACTATTTGTTTTTTAGCGTATGTCTTGATAACTGCTAGAGCAGCACCACCACCTGCAAGTGCAGCTAACTGTAAAGTTCCAGCTTCTACACCTACTAATGGAGCAACTGTTAAAGCACCTATGAACGCTTCAATGAAGGTCCACGCAGTTCTTTCTAACATATCTTTTAAGTCATCACTCATTTTATACTCCCAAGCATCATTCCAAGGTGTCCATTCAATATCGGCTTTAAACGAACCATCAGAGTTTCTGCTTCTTTTATACTTTTCAAACATTATTTAAATCTTGAGTAAGA